CCGTCTTCAACAGTGTCCAGCTTAGTCTTATCAACAGCCGACAGGAAACCTTTTGCAATCGTCGTGGCCAGAGGATGGTCATTTGTAGCCTCGTGGTCGCTTACAGCCTGCCCAATCTCGGCAGTGGTGTTAATAACAATGCCAGTAAACCTACTCTGAATTTTCCTTATCGCACGAGTGATAATCGTTGGCGTCTCAATGTCACCCGTGGTCAGCTCTGGAAAGTTGTCAGGAGATGTGAAATCACGGGCAATAGCGTATATCGCCCCGGCAGCAGTCACGCCTTGATAGGCCACTGACAGCGTGATCTGAGTGTCGGAATCGACCGACGCAACGTCATACATCACGCCATCGCCAGCAACGGTGAACGAGTCTCCTGCGGTGACGTTTGCGAGCCATAGTGTGTTGGTGCCTGTGACTGTGGGGCTGTTGTTTGTGACGCTGGATAGTCCGGTCGAATACTGTGACATCATTAATCCTTATCGTTTAGCCGCACATGTATATGCATGCGACCATTTTAATGTTTGCGGGCTCATCCGTCCACACGACGGGCTCCATGCACTTGGCAACCACATAGCGCATGTCTTGCCCATCGTAGCGCATGCCTTTACCAGCGGTGTTTGATGTGCATATGAAGTCGCCTACTTCAAAGTCGCCGGATTCTGAGCATACGTTTATTTGGCCTTCGCCTAGGGCGTTTTCAGCACAAACATCGTATTTATCTCTTATAGCGTCTAGCTCGGCAACAGGTAAATCCTGAAGAGCTGCGGGCATTCTTGATCTAGAATTAGGCGGGGGCATGCCGTCGACTTCCGAACGGTAGACGGGCCAGGAAAGGGGCCTACTTCCTACTAAAATTCCGTAAGCAGCTTTAGAAAATACAGTAGTAGATATGTCTAGGTAGGGAATAGTGTTTGAAATATTTACTCGCTCAAAGATTCCGGTAGAAATCAAGATATCTCCCGCCTCAACCTTTAGGTCTTGAAGGATCAACCCGTCGTGAGCCCCAGTGAAAGGCCCGTAGTTGGTCCCAGAGCCTGCGGCGTAAAAATCGTATATTGTACCTTGCCCTCTAACGCCAACCCCTGTGCCTCCAAAGCTTGCGCCATTAACTCCGGCGTCTTCTTCAGAAAGACCCCAACACCCGTAATCCCCTAAGCTTTTTGCCAGCACACCAACGCCTGGATCAATGCCGGTTTCCACGTTATTACCAAAAACACCCGCATAACTTCCATTGGATTTCCCTATTACGCCGGAGCCATCTGTGCCCTCTCCATAGACCCCGGCAGTGTACCCCGGACTTACAGACCGCCCAATAATGGCCGCTCTTCCATTTTGCCCAGGAGCCGTTATTGCGGTTCCACTTGATACTAAAAGCTGACCGTCATCGTCGTATGCTTGAAGTGAGTTAGTGGCAGAGCTAATTACTACCCTTTCACCGGTAGTGGCAGTCTGCAAAGTGCTGCCGGTTATGGTTGAAGCCGTTATGGTTGAGCCGGTTATGTCACTGGCGCTAACGTCGCCCGAAAACGTAGCATTACCAGCCCCATCAACGCTGAAATTGTCCGTCTCAATGACCAGCTTACTGCCATTCCAGTCGAGGAAGTTATTGCCGACACCCCCAAAATGAAAATTGCCATTGGAAGCGATATACGATCGAAACGCCGTGCCGTCATAAAACCCCATATAGGTATTGGTCAGGTTCAAGCCGGTGGTGGCGTTGTCCGTGATTCTGTTGGGTATACTCGACAGCGTACTATTCCAGTCGGCGCCCTGAGTCGCCGTATCTTCCCACACGGTCCCATTCCAGCGCTTGAGCTTCCTGTCGTTGCTGTTGTACCACAGATCACCGATGGCATTGGCTGTCGGTGTGGTCGTCTGAAAGAAGGTCGTCACCCTGCCATCGGCAGTGGCCTGTGCATCGCTGGCGTCATTCAGCGCTTGCGCAATTTTACTGTCCTGTGCATCGACCCAGTTAAGGCCGTCATAACGGTATTGCCGATTGCCGTCATCGGTGTCAAACCACAGATTGCCGATTGTCTTTTGACCCGGGTTAGTCGGCTCTGTCGTCTGATAAAACGACTGTATGCGTCCATCAGCAGTGTCTTGTGCCGTAGAAATGTCTTGAAACGCCTGCGTAATGTCCTGCTTGAGACTGCCGTGCTCGGTCGAATTAATCTCATCGAGAGTGGTTGGTCGATCATCTAGACTGAAGTAGCCCGAGCCCCCGGTAATGGTCACTTTGCCGGTAAAGTTCGCCCCACCGTCCTCGTTCACCTGAAAAATGGGGGATGATCCGTTCATCGCGCTAAACAAGGCCACGTCATTGCCAATCAGCTTGGGACCGAGCGTGACGCGAATGGTGCCGTTTTTAGCCACCACCTGCCCTTCCACGCCGATGTTTTCTGTCGCCGCCAGAGTGCCGGTGACAATGCGCGAAGCGGTCAGCGCCTTGATCTTGGTGGAGGTGATCGAGTCGTCTTCCAGATACTGATCGATAAAGTCACGGTCTTTCTGCGTCACATAGGCCCAGGGTGAAATGCCATCCAGATCGGAAATCTGCAGCGTCTTGGCGTTGTACTCGGACGAAATCGTACCCGGCCCCCACGAATCCCGGGTAGACAGGCGAATGTAGTAGTTCTTATTGGCGTCCGCGTGATTGAGCGTGACCGGGCCGCTGCCCACCGCGCCAACCAGCGTTGAATCGTCCGGGTTAAAGCCGGAGAACTCGCCAATCCAGATCACCGTATCGCGGTAGTCGGCGTCATCAGGTGGCAGGAAATTGATCGTGACAATCTTGAAGCCGGCCAGGACACTGAGGCTCAAAGGCAGCCCGGGTGGCGGGTTTCTGACGGCCAGCGTTCTTGCTTGCGAGCGTGATCCGTCTGCGGCTTCGGCGTAAACGATAAAGGTAATATCGCGGTCCACGTCACCGTCTGCTTTTGCGTCTTCGATGTTGTAATCAAAGGTATTCGCTGTAACGCTCTCAGAGCGTCTCAGAACACCTTTCGTATACACCTCGACTATGTACCGCGTAGCACCTAAACGCTTGTCCCATGTAATCTGAGCGGTGTCACCGATGAAGGGTGTACGCTCGCGCAGATTGGTGACAGGGGCAAGCGGGTCAGGGGTGACACTTCCTGAAAACAGGCCGGCCACATTATCGCTGTTAACGGTGCGCAGCCAATAGTAGTTGTTGACGCTGATTGTCGGGTCTTCATCGATGTAGACCTCATCCGAGCCTTTAAAAACGAGGCTGGATTGACCTACATCGTTGACCGTTGCGTGAAAAACCTGCGTGGAAAAGTAATTGTCGGCATTGACATTATCCCAGGTCAGCTTGATACCGGCATCGGTGTACTGGCAGGTGATCTTGTTCGGTGGCTCCAGCAGATCGCCGCCGGCGGTAACGCGAATGGAGATCGTCGGCGCGGTGGTAACTGATGCCCGCGCGCCGGCGCTATCAACGGCAACGACCCGAAAGGTCAGACGCTCACCGGCGGTTAAATCGGCATACTCGAATTCATTGATACCGTCCCGCACCGAGCCCGCACTGCGCCATTGCCCGTTATCACGACGCACGAAAATATCCGCACCGCCGTAGCTTTCGGTGCGACTCCACTCCAGGCGCACGACCGGCTGCGTAACCAGGCCGATGGTGCGGCGCATCTGTGTGGCGCTAAGATTGCTGACCTGCTCACCAATAATCAGATCGGAGTAATTGGGCGGCTCGGGAATATCGGTGCGTCGGGTATACAGCTCATCGTAGTATTCGATTGCGGAAATGGTGCGCTCATGCACGCTTTCGCCGGCAATCGACAGGATGCGAAACAGCTTTTTACTGCTTTCGAGCTTGCCAAACAGCCATTTGACGTAACGCGCCGGGGCTTTGGGTAGCGGCGCTTGCAGGGTGACGACATTGGTTTCGCCCGCCGCAACGACGACTTCACGTTCCTCCAGCGCGTCGAGCCGGTACAGTTCGTAGAAGTCATTGGGTGAGGCATCCATCAACGGCTCAACGGTGGTGACACCCACCTGATTGCGCGCCGCATCGGAAAACATGCTGCGCACGGTGTACTCGCGCCCGTTAATGAACAGTTGGTGGTAGCCGTCCTCCAGATAGGTCGAGTCAATATACAGGTTGTAATTATTGACCCTGGCACTGATCAGACCACTGGCGACTTCCAGATGGTCGTAGTTGACCATCAAGGAGTAACGCTCGCCGAGCTGCATTTCTACCGGTCTGTCCAGGTACACCTTGGTAGTGGTGGAATTGCCCTCGATGCGACCGCCGTAGCCCCATTGCGGTATGTCGTGCTGGATATACACCAAGTCGCCCACGCGGCAGCTGATCGCCTCAATAGGCGCTTCAAAGGAAGCCGTCTGCTGAATGAACTTGTTCATGTTCAGCAGCAGATTGATTTCTTTGGCAGCTTGGCGGTAAGAGGTGGTGCCAATCAGATTCAGACGCTGAACGCGCGGGTTGCGCTCGTTTTGCGTCTCCGAGTCAATCACCTTGATAATGCTGGGCTTGTAGTTGTTATCCGGGTCGTAGTACGTGGCTTCGACCTCATTCGCCCGATCGGCAATCGGCAGCCAGTTGATGCTTAACGTGCCGCGCTTCATATTGGAGACGTTGAACATCATGGTGGGAAATTCAGCGCGCTCAATTGCAACGCTGAACTTCAGACCCTGCGGCACCGGCTTGGCGTGACCACAGCGAAAGACGTGCATCAGCTGATCCCAGAAATTATTCTCGGTATCAAAGATGCCGTTAAACTCAAGACTGGTTTGCTCGCAGTATTGCGCCCACTTGTAAAACGCTTCCATATCAATGCGGTGATCCGGCTTGCCCGGGCCGTAGCGCTGATGCGTCAGCATATCCAGAGCAATCCAGGCGGGATTGGTCGACACCCGCTCTAAACGATTATCCCTGATCAATCCAACACAGCCACTGGCAGCCCCCGCCGCCTCACAGGAATCCGGCAGGTAGCTGCCTTCTGGCTGCCAGACCTTGCGCCCCCACATTTCGCAGGTCACTTTGGGGACACTGTTAAGCTGATCGGTGACGCGAATCTTTATCGCCATCATGGCGGTGTGGCGATAGGCAACGTCCTCGGTTTGAATCTCGTTGAGATCGGACCACACCAGAGAATCAACGATCTCGGCTTTAGCGCTTTCCTCGATATAGCGCTTGATGCGAATTTCATACTTGCCGCGAGCCAGCTGCGGTGAGGTGAATGACACGCGATAGGCCGACGTGCGCTTGCCGTAAATACGGGGCTGCGTTTCAGAGACTGGTTCCTCCGAAAGATAGCCAACCGTCACTCTGCCTGATGTACCCCTGAAGTCACCGCCCCGCGTGTTGTCGTTAAGAAAACTGTCTTTGCCGCCAGTAGAGCCATCATCATAGAAATCTTTACCCGAAGACACGCTATTGGGCGTTCTGTTGGCGTAAATAATGCGACTCTCTACGTAGCCGTACCGCAGAGAATTATAAGTAATCGTGCCGATGCTATTGCCGCTTGAACTTGTGTGGTAGTTGTACCTGGTTTCGGTTCGACCCGTATAAGCCTCATCTTGCATCCGTTCCCAGGGACCAACGCCATTATCAATGCGGCGATACTCAATCAGCAGATTTCTTTCCAGTTCCTCGGATTCCCCCTTGCTGTTGATAACGCGAAAACCGCGCGGGGCGACAACATCGAGGCGAAACTTGTCGATAATACCCTGCGTCGTATAGGTGCTGAATGCCTGCTTGATGGTGGAGCCAATCGAATAAGGCAGGAAGGAATCATTGAAAAAAGAGATCGGATTTTGGCTTTTGGTGCCGATCACCGTTTTGATTTCAGGCTTAATATCCGGGCCTTCGAAATTCTTGATCGGCTGATCATTGATCTTGATGGTGGATTCATCCACACCGCCAATCGGCCCCTCTGACAGCGTAATCAGCATGTAAATGTTTTGCGCTTCGCCGTCATCGACGTTTTCGGTGCGAATGCCGACGATGTTGCCAGCGTGGCGGTAATAGCCGTAAACGACCGGGACCGGTAATCCCTCTTGCTGGGTATTCTTGGGGCCGTCAATACCGTAGGTGGGCGAGTTGTCTTCGAGGCTCTTACCGGTGGGGATGGACTGCTCAATCGGTATGAGCGAGTTGACTACCATGGAGCCGGCTATGGTTAGAGCCCCTGTCGCAACGCTGGTAGACAACCCTATTGATGTACCAAATGCGGTGCCCGCCAAGGCACCGCCTAAGCCCCCCGATGCCACCGTCACCGCAATCAGGGCGGCAATGCGCAGAAAGTTCTTACCGCCGCCCTCGCCGCCCCCGGGTATCGGGCACAGCACCACATAGTCGCCCTCAACGACGCGATGTGTGGCCCAGTCCGCCTGCTCGATGATTTCACCGTTGATGGAAACCGCGGTGGCGTCCATTTGTGCGGGCAAAAAGTGGCGCACCGTTGCGTCATCTTGCAGGATGATCACTTCGCGACTTTGATCCTGCACTTCAAACGGATTGTTGACCGTAATCAGCGTGGCGGTCTTAAACGGGCTGCTAACCGGTGTATTCATAGATTGCTACCAATCGCGGTTTCCATTCTTCCAGACGCTCGATGCAGATGCCGCCCGAGTGCTGCCAGGTGTGTATAAATCTGCTGCTGTCGAGCAGGTACGCGCAGTGAAAATTACCGGGCACGCGAAACAGGGGCACCGCGCCGCGCTTGGGCTCGCACCGTGACCACAGGCGTATCTCGCTGTTGAAGATGGCAGTCACCAGACGCGGGTCATCCGGGCTCTTGTAGTCCGGTATGTCGATGCCGTCTTCAGCCAGCATGAGACGGATCAGCCCATAGCAGTCGTATGCATCCGGGCCGCGACCGCCATTGACGTAGGGCTTGCCGATAAGGTGCGCAATGTCAGTCATGCGTTTTTAATCCCCGGGAAGCCGCCAAAATTGATGCCGTTGGCGTGTACCTTGCAGCCGTTGGCGCCAAACAGGCTGTAATCGCAGGAGGGCAGACTGCCGTTGTAACCGCATTCGTCACCCTTGTAGCGCCAGGCACAGGAGCGATTCTGACGGCGCCCGGGGAACTGGCGATCCAGCAGGTTTTCAGAGCCCAGCGTCCAGGTCACGACGTAATCACTGCTCGAACCACTGAGTACCTGAAACACCTCCTGAAAATCCGGGGTTCCATTTTCGGCGTCCTGATGAAAGATTTTCAGGCGCACGTTGAAGCCGACCGCGCCGTTGTACTGCTGCATTCGGCTTTGCAGCGTGCGCACAATATCCTGAGCAATAATGCTGATGGTGGGCTGGGAGCCGGCTTCGTAAGAGAAATCCACGCGAAACGGGAAGGCGGTATAAAGAATGCCACCCAGCGTGCGATCCTCATTGTTGCTGACCAGAAACAGCGTCTCGATGATCGTCGGATTGGGGTAGTCCACCACTTCCACTTCAATGCACGGCAGAAAAGTCGTGTCCGACGCAATCCGGTTCTTCTGCTCGATACTGCCCAGGCTGAATGTGTTGCTCATTAGACTTCCTTCACCGAAAAGGCGAGATTCCAGCGGTGATTGGCGCCATAACCGACGTACTCGAACTTGATGCGCTCGGCAAAGCGCACGATCAGCTCCTGCTGACTGGTCGGCTCGGTCCAGCTGAACGCATTGGCGGTTGCGGCGGCTTCTTGCTCATAGAAGTTTTCAATCAGCACTCGCTCGGCGTCACTAATGTCGGTAAAGCCGGAGTTGTACTTTTTGCGTGGGCGCCTTGTTGAGCGTGGGCGACTGATCTCATAGCCGTCTTCCATCTTCGAGCTGACGGTGTTATCACCCAGATCAATCGAAAACTTGGCGGAATCCTCGCCATTCAACATACCCACTGGTGGAAAATCACTCATGCCATGCCTTATTTCTTGAGAGCGGATTTCATGCCGTTGCGGAAGCCACCGGGTTGATTAACGGCGCTCAGCACCACGTCCAGAATCATCTGTTTGCCGTCAAAACGCGGCTGGCCGGATTCTGCCTCCATCGGCTGACCGGTCTGGTTAATCACATTGACCGTGGTATCACCGCCCTGCATCGGCGCCGAGCGCTGTTGCTTGTCGTCGCTGCTCACAGTGACCGGGATGGTGCGCCCATCCGGTAGCGGGACATACGCCTCGGGTTGGCGCCCTTCACCGTAGAGCGCGAGCTGAGGGCTGTTGGCGATGCCGCCATTGGCGTAGGTTTCCAGACTCGCCTTGCCCTTGGGCGTCATGATGCCGCCGTTGGCGAGTTCAACAATACGATTCGGCGCTGTTGGCGGCCCCGGGGTTTGACTGGCAAAGCTATTGGCGCCCCCGCTAAACAGACTGCCCAAGCCAGTCGCGATACCCGCCGCGGCTTTTTGAATCTGAATCTTGATCAGCATGCGGGCGAATTCCTTAACGAAATCGTTAAGCTGCAATTTGCCCTCAAGCAGTCCGTCAGTGAGCGTATCGACAAACGACTGCATGGTGTTGGTCCACAAGTTTTGCATCTGCGCCGTGCCGTCCGCCCACTGTTCGAGCAGCTGCTCGACCGGTGTCTGCATTTCTTTCGCCATTTTCTTGTTCAGCGCCGTCAGGTAATTGTTGAACGCAATCAGCTGATCCGGGGTGAGCTTGTCCTGCTCGGCGCGCCAGGCAAACGCCTGTTGACGCAGCGCGTGGTACTTGTTTTCGATCTTCTGCATTTCCGGCAGCAGGCTGGTGTTGATCGCATCCGTCATGGCACCCAGTTGCTTGACGGTGGCCTGCTTGGCCTTTTCGGTCACGCTTTCACTGAGCTGGTTCAAGCGCTTGAGCGCGCTGACCTTATCGCTGACGCTGATCGAGCTTAACGCCATGATTTCCGCGCGGACTTCGCCCAGACTGCCCTTCAGCTTTTCCGCCTGGAGGATGTCTTGCATCAGTGGGTTCTGATTCGCTCGATCCTTGAACTTGGAGTTGATCTTGCCTGCAATCTGATCCACGTCTTTCAAGGCGTCCGCAAATGCCTTGCCCTCTGCATTTTGTTTTTCCCATTTCTGGCGCGCCTGCCAGAGTTCCGTCATCATGTTGCGGGCGTTTTCAAGTTCCTTGGCGGTACTTTCGGCAAACCGCCCCGCCTCGATCATGCCGTTAAGCTCAGCCAGGTACGGGTTTTCGCCTTTACCCTTGGCGTTGTACTTGTCGAGCATTTTCTGGCGCGACTGCAAGAGTTTTTCAAGTTCAGAGAGCTGCTTTTTGCCTTCGCTTTCGCCGCCCTTTAACAGCTCAATGTCATAAACCGAACCGTCAAAGACCGAAAGCGCGTCTTCGCGAAGCCTCTTGATTTGTTCAATTTTGGCCTTCTGCGTCTCGATTTCTTCCTGCGTATTCTCGTCGCGATTGGCCTGCATTTTTTTCAGACCATCCTTGGCGATTTTTATCTGATTATCAATGGACTCTCTGGTTTGATCTTCGAGCACCTTTTCCCGGGCAACCCGCGCGTCGCGGTATTCCTTCGCCGTCATTTCGCTGCTTTGCTTTTGCAGCGCATCAATGTCTTCCTTGTATTGCTGCTTTTGCTCGCGCAAGTCGCCCTGGATGGCAAGTTCGGTTGTTTTGCGAAAGCTGGCTAGCGCAGTTCTGCGCAGCGCTTCCTGAGCCGCCAACTGAGCATTCTCGAATTCGGCCATGGTTCTTTTACCCATAACTTCATTCTTGATGCTCTCTTGCTCACGCTGATTAGAGACGCCCTCTCTTTCGAGTGAACCCACGCCCATGGCATCATAGCGCGTGAAGTAGCCACGATTCGGTATTTCGGCGGCCTTTTGAGCCTTCTTTTCCTCGATTTCAGCCTCTTGATCGCGCAGCTCCTGCATACGCTGCTTGGCGATCTTCATCGCCTCCAGCTGCTCCGACGTAATAAACTGGGGCTGGTTAAGGTCGATTTTTTTGGCAGCGTCATACGCCGTGTCGCCCATATCTTTCAAGGCCAATATCAACAGCGGGATGCCCAAGAGAAGCACCGTTGACCAGCCGCCAATGGCAGTAAATAAAGACACGATGGCCGTTTTGGCCCGAGCAGCAATGATCGAGAATTGCGACAAAGCGATTGTTGATATTCTAGTGGCATTGCTAAAGTTACCCATCGATACGGCGGCTGCGTTAATATAAAAACGAGTCGCCCGAAGCTCCAAGCGAGTCGCTTTTATAGACGCCCCCATGCCGAGGAACGTTCGCTTGATACCGCCGCCAAATCGAGTGATTCCATCCCAGTTTTTTTGCGTTTTTGCGGTGACGAAAAGAGCGATCAGCGCAACGCCTGCGTCTGCAATAGCACCGCGAAATTCGTAGATCGCGCCTGCCGCGGTAGACATACCACTGACGATGTTGGTCATTACCCCGCCCAGATCACGCATGAAGTTGAAAAAGCGCGGGTCTTGCAGTAAATCATCCACGATAAACTGAAGCTGGCCTTTCACCTCGTCGAAAAAACCAGCATCCCCGATCTCTTTAGCGGCGAGCGTCAGACTGGTTTTCATGCGATTAATCATGCCATCCCAGGTTTCGGACATGCGCAGTGCCGCGCCGCCATTTTCAATATTCATCTGACGCGCCATTGCTGCCAGCGCGTTCTTGGCTTCCACCGTGCCGGTGGAGACCTGATCAACCAGCTCACCCATGGAAATGCCCATGGAGCGGGCCATGATCTGCATGGCGTCGGGCACCGCCTCACCCAGCTGCTGACGCAATTCCTCCATCGAGATAACGCCCTTGCCGGCCATTTGCTGAATCGCAATAGAGGCCCGCTTGAGCATTTCCGGGGTGCCACCAAACTTGGCGACAGAGTTGACCAGGCCCTCGAAGATGCCACCCATCGGGTCCAGGCCAACGGCTTTCATTTTCACGAAAGAATCGGTCAGGGCATTGACCGCAAAGGGGGTGCGCTTGGCGGTTTCAAACAGGTACTCCATGGTCTCCGCAGCGTCTTGCTGGGCCTCTGCCAGTCCGCCGCTCTCAGTGGACAGACCCGCCAAAAGCGCCTGCAAGCGCTCCAGCTCGGCGTTGCTTTTGACAATGGCAACAGGCAGGCCAAAGATGGCCGCACTCAGCGTCTGAATGGCTTGCTCGGCCAGACCCACCACAATGACGGTATCGCGTAGACTTTTGCCCCAGCTGCGCTGACGGTCCTCGGCTTCTTCAACCGCCCTGCTGCTGGACTTGACGGATTTTTTAAACCGGCGAATATCGCTACCTGCTCCACTGATGCTGCCCCGGAAGTTTTTATCATCCAGTTCGAGCTTGATTACGATTTCGCTAGTAGCCATTTACCGCCTCATTACCGATGCAAATTTAGCCTTTCTGTTGGGATCGCCCTTGACGATGCTTGAGCGTCTGATCTGACTGATTTCGCCCAGCTCCAGTACCAGCGTCTCGGTCGTACTTTCCATCGCTTCCTGGCCGCTCAGTGCGACCCCCACATTGACCTCGCGCAAATCGGACTCGGCACGAATGCGTGCGCGCTGACGCTCCATACTCCAAAAGCGACGCGACGGCATATTGAGCAGGTGCTCGTCGCTGATGCCGTAGAAATGGATGAACCTTGCAAAGATGAACGCAAAATCCAGCCCTACGACTTTTTTTCGCGCTCTCCCGATTCGGCGCTGACGTTCTCTTTCAGGTCCGCTTTATCGCCTTCCTCGACCATCTTTTGGGCGGCTTCATCGAGTTCCTGATCGTTGAGGAATTCCACCAGTTGGGTGATCATCTTGGGCGTCAGGCTATCGATGATCTTCTTCGGTGCGCCGGGAATAATATCTTGTGCGGTGCGCTGCATGCCCCGCAAAAACACGTCCGGGTCGTCCATCTTTTCACCCTTGCTCAGCTGCAGGCGTGAGATCATCTGACCGACAGTTTGCTCGGCGACGTCATACTGCTTGCCGCCGATTTGCACGACCCGCTTAACGACCGCGAGTTCATCCAGGTTGAGAAGTTTTACATCGCTCATTGCTTGTCTCCGATTAAAGGTCAGCCCCCGCAGGGGCTTAATCTTACTTAGCTGTCAGTAAGTGTATTACGCAATGGCAGTCTTGTCACCATAGATAAACAGCAGGCCATTGTTGGCGCGATCCGGGTAGCCTTTAAAGGTGGTGTTGAACACCCGTTCCTCGTCGTACTTGTACATGAAATTCATGGAGCCGGCTGTTGACGCCAGCGGGATGATCAGGTCTTCGGTAACGTCCGTCTCCGGCAACTCGATCGGGTGCAGAATCAGCTCTTTGGCACGATCCAGCAGTGAAATACCGGTGCCGGTGCTGATCTCTGCCTTGATTTTTGTCAGGTCCGTGGCGTCGGTAATGACCTCAGAACCCGGGAACACTTTGGCCATGTTTTCCAGCGTGGTCTCTACCAGCGGCATCGACACGGTGATGTTACGCCCCATGATCGTTTCCTGCGCCACGGTGTCGCCGAACTGATCCACCCGGGTTTCCTTGGTGGTGGTTTCGACAGTGACCTCGACGCCACCCATGGTCAGGCCCATGTCGACGCCATCCAGGGTGATCTTGCAGGTGCCAATTTTGATGTTCTGAGCTTCGCTAGGCATGAGTAGCCTCCTTAAATCGATTGAGTATAGGCAAATTCGAAATTGACGGACGCTTCAAGCAAGCGACTTTCAGCGCGTGGGAAAACCAGCGGATCGGTAATAGGCAGAATGTACCGAAAGTACATTTCACCCATAGTGATACCCTGGACATTGAGCGTGTCTGACACGCTGTTAAGTGTGGCAATCAGGTCTTCATGCTGATTACCGCGAGCAATCACCTGAAACTCGCCCCGGCGCAGATCGCTGACGTAGCGATTGCGACGGATGGGCACCTGTGACGTGACCAGTATGCCCTTGTCGATGCTCTCGGGCATGGAGTAGGCAAACAGGGTCTGGCCCGGCGTACCGTGTCCCTTACCCTGCATGTAACTGACAATATCCAGTAAATTCATGAGCGATTCACTATGTCGTCACTGATGGCTTCGGCCTTGGCGGTAATTTCAGGCTCCAGCTCTTGCCAGGCCCGGGTCAGATACTTGGGGCCGACCGTTTTGCCGCCGGTTCTCTGCTTTTCCAGTGAGGCTGGACTCAGCTTGTAAGCACCCTCATGCATGCGCACGTCGTAACGGAAGCCGGATTCTGTATAGCCCTCACCCAGCTTGTCCGGGTTAACGCCGACAAAAACCACTGAGCGCTTGCGACTGAAAAAGCCCTCCTTGCTTTCGCTGGCCTCAATGGCTTCTTCCAGATTGCCCTCATCGACCGGCGCAAATGCCCGCGCCAGCTTGGCCACTTCTTCCGCTGAATTGCGCAAATGGCGTAGCAAGCGCTTGTGCGTGACCTTCTCGGTGCGCGCCAGCTTCAGTCTGGTCGCATTGACGCCGGTTATTTTCATTCCCATCGTTCAATGTCCACCTGAAAGTGATTCACCAGGCCATCCATATCGTAGCGCGGGAACACGTCCACCACTTCATAGGTCTTACCGCGCACCGTGATCAGATCGCCACTGCTGGGCTCTTTACTGTTTTCGATCAGAAAGCGACCCGCGATGATCTTTTCATAGGCCCGACCTTGTGAGCCGGACTTGTCGGTGCGGATTGATGTGGGCTGAGTCATCTGCTCGATGCGCACCACCGATAATCCAATACTGCGAGACGCGCCGAAGCGGGGCGCTCCCGTTGCCGAGAAGCCCTCGATGGTCTTGATACTCGCCCGCATCTGCGGAATAAACGTACTGGTTGGAAACATGGCGCTATTTTAGCAAACCTTGAGCACAAAACATACTTACTTTCAAGTAAGTCTTTCGATGAGCAGTGTCGAGCGCGGGTGCATCTGTTTGCGCTGCACTTCGAGGAAGTCGGTCAGCTGGATAATTTGAAACCCATCTGACGCATGCTCTAAGCGGCATCGCGTGGCTCCCTGCTGCAAAAGCAGCGCATAGACCAGTGTATTTGTCAGGCCGAATAGCGCCGTCATGGTCTGCACTTCGACAAAACCGCTTGACTGGTAGCGCCGGCCCAGACTGTCCGGGCGGTACATCAGCCGGTAAACGTCCGGCCCCAGTGTCACACCGGTCTCGATGCCGGCCTCCGACAGTTGCCGCAAGCGCTCGCGCTCCCGTCTTTTGATCAAGGCGGACTGGTCGTTTTGCAATTGCGTGATGAATTGCCTGCTAATGTCGTCACCACTGAGCGTTTTTAAATCACGGTATGCACTCAGCGCTGTCTTTGACTTGAAATCATCGTCAGCAAGCGCTCTCGCACTGTCAGACGCAACGACTGCTGCCCGCGTTGCTAAGCTGATAATCGCAAAGCGATGCGCCCCGAGATGCTGCGCCATACGCAACTTGAAGGCGTCCAGGTGGCGCTTTTCCAGTCCCGCCTCGACGGACTCATAATACCAGCCCCGGTAGAGCGCGGCGTACTCATCGTACAGCGTTACAATATCCCGAACCCGATTGAGCAAGTCTTGACGAACTTTAGGCGCGACCAATGTTGACACTCCAGTTGACGATGCCACGCAGCTCATCAATGGCGGCGCGACAGCAGGGCAGGTTCAGCGGCTTGGCCGTGCGAAAGAAGTGCGCACTCTCGCCTGCCGAGTCCGAGATCAGACCCAGGCGCCGGCGTGCCTCGATAGGGTTGCCCCCGAGTACGTCGTCTGCCTCGATGATCTGCGCTCTGAGCAGGCGCTGGTACGTCTTGGGCTGAAGCTGGGCAATGTCGGCATCAATCAGCTCCCGGGTGGAGCCTTTGTCGTAGCTGTCGGTGCCTTGCAGGTCTTCCAGCTGCACTGGCAATTGCCCGAGATTGTTCCAGGCTTGAATCAGTGCCGATACTCGCTCGTCGTCACTGGCGTTGTGAAACGCGCTCAGGTAAATCATGTCAACCGACGTGACGATCAGATCAGGCATATCGGCAAAGGAATTCACCCCGGGCACCAGATTGTCCCGGCTGCGCAAGACGTAGACCATGGCGAACGAGTGCGTCTTGCCGGTGTCGTCTTCGGCGGTAATATCGACCTGCCGATAGCCCAGCTGAGTGCCGGCGGCCAGCTGGTTGTTGATTGCCGGCACCGTCAATTGCGCGACCTCGAAGCCGATCAGATCGACCGGTTGCGCCGTTGCGATTTCACCCGTCCGGTCACTCAGGGCATAAGTCGCGGACACCGGATTGAAGAAGTTGCCCTGGTTATCCATAAATTCTGGATACAGCGTGACGTTCTGGTTCGCTGGATACGACGCAATCACGGCTTAGCCCTCGATCAATGAATCAATACTGTCGTCGTCGATTGCCGGCTCAGGCTCTTTAGGACGGGGAATTGCGGCGTTATCCTTGGCCTCTTGATTCGCCTTCAGACCCATCAGGCTGTCGATGATTTCTGCAATCGAGCGTCCGCGCACGTCATACTGGTCCGCGACCTTGCGCAGCGCATTAATGCCACCTTTATCCGCAATGCCCTCCAGTTCATCCTTGGTGAAGTCGTAGCTGATCAGCTTGGTCGGCTTGAGCGATTTCTTTTCCTTACCGGTCTTGGTGCGCACCACGCGCTCCAGTGGTTTGCGCGGTGCCACGCCGGTGCTACCACGGGCATTGGCCATGCGATAACCCAGCCCCAGCGGCTCGTCGGTATCGGCGTCCACCACTTTCATAAAGGCGCCGATGCGCTCGGCGGAAAACTGACTCATCGGCTCGCCCGATACGCCATTGTCAAACTGCACGCCCTCGATAATGCCGTTGTACCCTTCAAAACCTTTTTCGATGATTTTAACGCTTGGCATGATTGTCTCTCCTGCTGGAAAAAAGGGGCGCCGCAGCGCCCCTTTTCTTACTCACTGCTTAGTATGACTCACGATTATACGTTAGTCACGCCGCGCAGAGCTGCCATTGATTGCGTGGATTTCAGAACCAGGCTGTGATACCACTTCAGACGAGTGCGCATGGCGTCCTTGTTCTGGACAGTGCCCACGTCTTCCATCGCAAAGCCGGCGTTGTCACCACCGTACAGACCGTGCAGGCCATCAGCTTCGTTGAAGCGAACGGCGTAGACGGAGGCGGTATCAGTGCCGGTGCCCTGCGCGACATTGCCCGGGATGAAGTCATTCACCAGGATGGGCGTGCCGTCATGGGCCGGGACCATGCCAAAGTTATTGACCTGAAGCATGCCGCCAGTGTTACCACCAGCCAGACGCCAGAGCTGCTTGAGGGCACGGAAGGTGCCTTCGCGCATGATCAGGGCGTCAGCGCCGTTCTTCACTTCCGACAACAGCTCATCCAGCATCGCCAGATCAAGCGCCGCGCCGTTCGCGCCGGCAGCCAGTTCGCGCCCGGTGTTCTGGCAAATCTGATCAACGCCGTCAAATTCCTTGACGTTAAGGGTTTCATCGCCTGTTACCAGCGTGCGCTTGAACTTGCGCATCAGACCCTTGGCCTTCATCGCAATCTGCACAGCCAGCTGACTGTCCGTGTCGGACATGGTGGAGTTCAGGAACTTGTCCACGTCCACATCGCCGATCAGGATTTTCAGCTTGGCGACGTGCTCGGTCACGGAGCTGCTTTCTTCCGGCACGACTTCGTTGGGATCGAGGTACACGCCTTCTGACAGGGTTTCCTCACGGTTGTAAACGAGCGCCTTGGAGTTTAACTGTTGGAAGGGCAAAAATTCGAGCAGCGCTTCACGGTCGATAATCTCCTCAACGACACCTTGGAGCAACGTGTTGTTACTCATTCGTTCCGCTACAGTTCGCAGCAATGGCATCTTGAATCTCCTTTCTCTTTAGGGAAATACAGAGGGATTACCGACCACCGGTAATCCTCACTGATTGGCTTTGTCCCGGTCTTTGAGACCGGCTTCGATCCTGCTGAGACCGCGAACGTCCGGCGTTTTCGCTGATTTGTCCGCCACGTCAGTCTGATTTTTCGAACCGGCGCCTGCCTTCATCGTGGTGCGAATCAGGCTCTTAGCGTCAGGGTGCTTGCTGTAAAGCTCGGCAATGGCCTGGTCAAATGTCTTCGGGGTGCCATTGGCGTCCACCATCCGGGTGCGGTCTTTTGCGCCCTTGGGCTTGTCGTAAGGCACCAGTTGGCCATATTCGAACTCAAAGTGATTGCCGAATTCTTTCTGCGCGATCGTGGGCGGCAAGGTAGATTGCTTGGCCACAAAATCGGAGCTTCGAAATTCAGCGCCTACCGTCAGATTCTCGACTTGACCGATGGCGTCGTTAAGCTGAGCTTTAACGTCGGACAACTCGGTGTCCTTGTCCTCAACCAACTTCGCGTTTTCATCGCGCATTTGCGCCACAATACGGTCGTATTCGCCTTTCTTTTCAAGATCGGAGCGTTCACGCTCCTTGGCATCAGTCGCGAGCTGGCGTGCCGTTGCCGGGTCCACGTCACCGAGACTATTGCGAATCTCCTTGAGCTGCCTTTCGGTATCCTTGAAGCGGTCTTTCCACTTCATGGTTTCCTTGAGCAGCTTTGCTTCGCTGTCGGTGGGCGAGGTTTTATCGGCGGCCTTGCCGGTGTCTTTGTCGGCGTCTTTGTCCGCTGGATCAGTCGCTTGATCCGCTTTGGCGTCGGTGCTGTCAGCTTCGCCGGTTGCAGTGTCATCACCCGCATCGGCGTCGGTGCTGTCAGTCTCCGTTGCGTCTGACGTTGACGTGTCGTAAGTGCCCTGCTCGTCTTCGATAGCCCCTTGAAAAGCACGCGTCTGCTCAGCAAAGCCGTAACTGCCGGCTGCCGTCAGATTCGTGCCCTGGCGTTCGAGTTTCCGCTGCATGAGTGAACTCATTAATTACTCTCCTGACCTGTCGCTTGGTCTGCTTCATTGCGCCGGTTCTCTTGGCGCGTTTTGGTACCTGACTGTTTGTCACCGGCGCCGTCACGATCGCGGCTGGCTTCTTCAGTCAGACGGTTTTTAGCGGCGCCCAGTGCGCCATTTTCTTCTTGCTTGGCGGCCATTTCGGTGCTCGTTTCCAGACGTTCGCGCCAGTCGTCGATCTCACTTTCGACTTCCTTCTTAAACGTCTTGGATGAGCTGCGAAACAGCTTGTCGGAAATACTGTTCATCTGCTGCGCCCGCATCACCGGTGGCGCATCGACCAGGCTGAGCTTCATGGCAATATCAATTTCGTCATACAGCCCAATCACGTCGAAGCTTTCCGGGTACTGCACCAGCTCGTTGTCTTCTGACAACTGACCCTCTTGCCCGTTAAACGCCGCCACCACGCGCACCAGTTCCAGTTCGAACGCCTGCATGGATTGGGCCTTGGACAACAACAGAGAATTGACACGCTCAAAATCCTTGGCCTTGGCGACACCGGAGCTGTTGTCGATGCCGCTGGCGTTATCCTGCTTGGTGCGCTCGCCGGCCAGACCCACCGAATGGTAAATCTCGTTGATCAGCTGCTGAATGGCACCCATGATCAATTCGGCTTGTTTGGGATCAGGGCTTAAAAAGAAAGGCGCGGCGCCACTCTCGCCGTCGTAGGTAAAAATGCGCTTGGTGCCGGCCTGCAATACCTTTTTCTCACCTTCATCCCCGGGCATCAGATTCTGCGCCGGTATCGCCAGTTGCGAGAAGGTCTGGTCCTGAATAATCGCATCCAGGTTGGACAGGTAATTGGCAACGGCGCGATCCAGATAGGCAATGTCGTTGATCAGCGCCGGTACGGTCCACAAGGCATCCGAGGGCACATTGTCGGCGCGGATGACCGGCACGAAGCCCAGATCATGATCGCCATAATCTTCAATCTCGTAATTGACGCCCTGATTGATGGCATCATCGACACTGGCATTGCTGCCGCGGTGGACTGCGTTCTGCGCTTCGTTGTACTTCTGGCTCTCTTGCTTTTCTTCAGGCTTTAGCAAAATCCACTGCGAGCGCGTCCATAAACGGTACTGCGTCTTGGTGACGCCGGATGAGTTGAACGGGTCGTCATCGTCGCGAAAGGTCTCCTGCGCCAGAAACCAGTTCAGTTTGCCATCTTCACCCCATGAGAAATCACGCGCCTGGTCAGGACGCAGCAAATAAGCGTAAACCCGGCCTTCCTCGACGTCGCTTTCGGAGGTGGTTTCGTCGATATGGGTCACAGTGGAATCAACGACCACCCAGGGGCAGCCGGAAATCGACGCTTTGGCGGATACGGTGCGCACAAAGCCCGCGATGTTCATGCCCGAGCCGTCAACGTTCTTCCAGAAGTCCTTGACGCCCGGAGGCGCATCACCGGTATTGCGATCCGCGGTGCGGCGAAACAGGTACTTGTTGATCAGGTCCACGACTTCGCGGGTGTGATTAAAGCGATACGCCCGACTGACACGCTGCTTGTATTCGTCCGGCCCTTCCTTGAAATACTTGAAGATGTGATTTTTAAACCAATCACGACCGCCGTCATACGTTGCCTGCATAAACAACCAATGCGCGCGCAGCGCGTCGTACTCAGGGTGTACGCGCTTCACAAGATTATTAATCTGATCCGTCGTTGGTCTCGCCATTCGCAGCTAACTTAACCTTAATATAGAGGCTTCCGAATTTATCATACTTACAACTAAGTATGCAAAGGCTAAATAGAAACGCCCATCACCTTCACCTTGCGCATGGGGCGCTCAATATCGATGCAGTAGCCGATGCCATCGCAAATATGCTCGACGCCAGCGCGTTTATCCACTTCCCGGGTGCCTGGCTTGTAGAGTGTTTCTTCCAGCCCCTTGATCGTCTCCTTGCAGGTTTCATTAACGTAAAACCTAATGCGCCCTGAAGCGGACATCAGGCTACGATTGACCGCATTGGTACGATCAGACACCAGCGGGTGCTTGCGTTTGAACTTGAGACGCTTAAAGCCCTTCTCCCTGAAAATATCCAGATCGGACTCACCCCGGGCCGAGCTGCGGTTGCCACCCGCCGGATCGGGGTAGACGGTGATGTTGGCAATATAGCGCCAATACTTGCGCTCCAGCTCGTCGCAGGTTTCCTCGGTGGAGCTGTTGCGCAGTACGATTTCATCCACCGCCCAAATATCGCCATTAGGCTGGGGTTGCATAATGGCGCCCGCCATGGGGTCCACGTTGAAGTCCTGACCCACCCAGATGGGCAGCTTGGGGTTGAACGGGTACTTGCCGACGTGCGAGAAGCGATCAAAGCCGTGATAGACCCGCCCGGACATGTTTTCGAATGCGCCCTCGAACTCCTGACGAAATGACTTCGGGTCCATGTCCTCGCGCGCGGCTTCAATTTCCTCTTTGGGGATAAACGGACTGGTAATCGTCGGGAACTGCCAGGACGCCCACTGCTTCTTTTTGGGGTCTTGACCGAGCTTGTAAACATCGTACAGATTGTTGAAACCCTTGCTGGTGCCGATAAACAGCGCATTGCCGCGGTCTTTTGCCAGCGTGGGTCGAATGACCCGCGCCCAGGTGTCGAACTTTATATCCTGAAACTCATCGAGTACCGCGTAATACAGACCGACACCGCGCAAGCTGTCCGGGTTGTCTGCACCTTTGAGCTCGATGCTGGAGCCGTTAATCAGGCGCACCCACATTTCGGTGTGGTGGACCTTCTTAACCCAGCGCCTGGGTATGGCTTCCAGCAAGTCGTCCCACATGATCTGTTTTGCCATCTTGTAAGATGGCGCGATATACCAGACTTTGCGACGATTGCCGCCTGCCGATTGTTTTATCAGCTCACTCATCGCGAGACGCGTTTTTCCCCACCGACGCCCCGCCACAACGACCTTGAATCGGTGCGGGTCGAGCGAGACCACATCTTGCTTGGGGTGCAATAGTAAGTCCAAGTTATTTCTCGCTATTGCCGTCTTCAAGCTGCTCGCTGGTCACGTCGTCACTGTCAAAGCCGGACGTCATTTCCTCAATTTCCTGAGACTGCGCGTCGCGCATAATCTGCACGTCTGAATCGGTCATGCGCCGGACAATCAGCTCGGGGATTTCGTCATCCGGTGTTTCTTCGCGATCCAGCCGCAGCACGCGCTCGGAAATGCGGTAGTTGGCTTCGAGCGTTTTGGAGGCATCCTGAATGGCGCGAATATCGTCACGAATGGACGCCAGGCGTTTGCCGTCTTTGGTAGCCTGATTGATTTCATACAGCAAGCGTCGCGACAGCATCTGCGAGCCTTTCAAGTGCAGCTCTTTGACCTGCGAGGCCATTTCAATCAACTCGGCGGCTTTTTTATTGGCCTGATTGTCCATCGACTGTTCGATGGCATCATTGAGTTTTTGACGCGATTGGCCCTTTTCGATGCCTTCACGCTTGAAGCGCCGGTGCAAGGCGGTGGGCGTAATGTCAAATTTCTCCGACAGCTCGTCCAGCGTGTAGTCGCCCGACGCCCACATGGTGGCAGCCTTGGTGTAATCGGTCGCTGTCAATCTCGACATAACAATCCCAAAAATGGCGGGCGGCTTTGGCGGGACAGGGTGCCCAGGTAGGTAAGCCGCCCGCTTTCAATGCATCGCAATGATGTCAAGCCTTATTTTACTCATACTTAGTGCTAAGTCAACAGGCACGCCGACGAAAGTACAACGCATGTTATAGCGACTGGCAGCTTTTGCGATTTTTAGCACTTTTGCGATTTTACCGGCATTGCGGGTCGGTACCGGCTTGTCTGATTGCGATTTTTCGATGCGTCGCTATTTTGATCGAAAGTTTGAAGCAAAACACCACCTGAGACTTACTCAGACAGCGATAGAATCAATTTTAAGCGAAAAGTAATACCAACGCTCACCTTAGACTTGAAAACGCTTTGTAGAAGCTCTGAGAGCGTTACAGCATTTTAAGCGAAACACGTTCATCCCGGAAGCCATTCTGCGACGTATGAACCCTGCACCCCGGTGTCGTCTGGTGTTCTGCGTGTCACGGCGACACGCACTGGTGCATCCCGGTGTATTTCTCTCCTGTGATTTCTGAGGACTGCGAAATTAGTTAGCAAAGACAACATTAAGCATTTTTTGCATTCCTGGTATGTGTATTTTTTCTTGTCTTTATCTTTGTCTTTAGTTTTTATCAGTTGTAGTGATTACTAACTGGGAGTCAAAAAATGTCAATTAATTAGGACAACGAGAAACCACCGGAGCCTAATATTTGTCTATGTATTTGATTTTCAAAACAAATGTAAATTCCGGGATGAGAAGTGTTCTCATTGGTATTTAACATAATCTGGTATTTTCGAAAATATACCCCAATTTCGCCATCGACTGAGAGCGTGCTTTTTCGAGCGCCTATTTGCACTTTTTGGCGCTTGAATTCGCCTATTTTGCGCTTCAATCGGCGCTTGAATTCGCCTATCTGAAGATACTCAAAAGCCAATTTTTCAATTTTGGCGCACGCAACCTGTCCAATTTTGCGCATCGAAAGAGACCTGCGGTGCCAAAATGTGCCCAAAATCTGATCGACGTTCGCTGTTAGTTTGGTCACATATTGAGCAATTACACGCATGACCTATAAGTTTTAAAATATGGCCGATGCTATAGCACCTTTTTGGTACTTTGCTGGCACTTGTTCAAATAACAGGCACAAAAAAAGCCGACGCACTGGCCGGCTCAATTGCGCGACACCCCTTGTCAGAATGAGGATTGCAAAAAATGTCAATTACCAGAAAATCTCGACAACCTCATTGTCACTTTCAAACTCACGCGCATCGACCTTCTGGTAAATCAGGTCAAACGCAGCATGAGAGGGCTTGATGGGCACCACCCAGCGATCACGCCGGTAGACGGGCTCGCACTTGCCCACCATGTTCTTTTTCTCTAAAAAGCGCAGACTGATGCGCATCGCGTGGCGATTGACTTCATACGGCACCCGTTCGCAGATCATTTCTACGTCGGGCCAACCAATGCGCGTGCCGTTTTTATCAGCAATGCCTTCGCAAATCGCCTCAAGAATCTGGCGCTGTTTCAGTGTCAGTCGCATGGCCCTGCTCCTGTTGGTATTGAGTCAGTTGGTGATGATCCAGCGGGGCATCCGGCGCCTGCCAGTCAAACGCTCGCAACGGCATCCGGCTGGGCAGCTTGACCCCGACCTCCGGGTTGCTCCATACGCCATAGACCGGGGTGGCGAAAATCAGCTGTTGCAGCTCACGCACCAGCATTGCCAGGCTTAACCCTTCAACGCGAGACGTGCCTTTATTCATTTTGGCACCGGTCTTTTCTTTCGCGGAGTTCTTGTAATAGAAGGACTGAATATCCTTGATCACGGCGCTTTGCAGACGCGGCTTCATGGCATTTATTTCCTGCACAATGGCTTCGTGATCGGCAGGGTGACTGATAAAGCGCGTCTGGAAGAAGTACAGCCCTTTTTCATAGACCCGACTTTGACGCAGCTTGCCGTGTCGAAAGCCGGCTTTCAGGTCAAACGGGTTGAACTTCGCCATGCTGCTTTGTATCTCGCAGTAGCGAAAGCCGTACATGCGCATCGCCAGGTTAACCATGCGGTAAGACACCCCGGTGCCGCGGTACAAGGTATCGGTGACAATGCGCGAGGCCCGGGTCATGTTGTTATTCAGCCACTTGGCGCGATGCACATTGGTAAAGTGCGTGTCATTGCCGGGTTTGAGCTTGGGAAACAGATCATGACGTGGCCCCAGCATCAATGACACCGGGCAGAACACGATCACACCCACCAACCGGCCATCGCCCGTCATGCAGCGGTAATACTGCGGTCCCGCCGGCAATGCCTCCGCTTTGTAGTGCAGCGCGTGGAGCACTTCCCAGTCAGCGCGTGACCCGCGCTCGACATACATATCATCTACCAGCGTAAACGTCCCACGCGCACTCTCAGAGCGCTTTACGGTGATCTCAGGGTTGGGCATGGGCTTGTCTCATTTTATGGTACATGCGACCAATGCCGTTGACGTCGCTTGGCGTCGTCTGTTGATTGGCGCTATCGAGTTTCAAATAGAAATCTTCGGACGACTCGGGAATCAGAATGATACCGGTCTGCAGGTCCACCTTGTCCACCGCCTCATCCAGCACGGCTTTGAGGTCATTAATGATTTGCTTGTTGCGGGCAATATCAATGCCGGACTGAGCCGGCTGTTTTTCGTCCCGACTTTGCGCCTTCACCTTCTTGCGATTTTTAAAATCAACGTGTATCAGAGCGGCTGACATACTGGCTAATCCTTGTAATGGGCAGGCAGCGGCGCACCGCAAAACCCGCATTGGCTGTCGCTTTGGCTAAGCGCGGGGTGCGAGTGATTCAGTGACATTGCGCACAGGCGGCGCTTCAGCATTGACAGCTTCGGGAGCTTGTTTAGCGCTGATGCAGGTCGGACACTGCCCCGTTTCCGCGAAGCGGCTAACAGCAACCCGGTCCTGGTAGTGTTTTTCGACAAACAGATTTGGACCCAGCTCGTCAATGAGGTCTCGATGGGTGGTAGCCACCACGACGATAGCGCCGACCGAGCGAGCCATTTTTTGCAGATTGAACGCGACGACGCGGGCAGTGATGCGGTCGAGGACGGCACCAAACTCGTCAGCAACCCAAACCCGAGCGTCAGAGTGGATAAGTTTTGCAATTCTAAATCGGTACAACTGGCCATCTGACAACTCCTTGGGCCGGCGAATAAACAGGTAGGCGTCGTTAAGACCGGCAGCGGAGAGAATGCGAATGGCGTCATTGGTATCCTTGCCGATCTGATCGATCAGCGGGCAGTCTTCCAGCGCTACGTCATCGATATTGGCAACTTTGAACTGCTCACTGAGCTTGGCGGAGGCTTCCCGCAGGAGCACCGACTTGCCGGAGCCGGACTGACCGGTGATGTACACCATATCGCCCGGGTTAATCTCCAGCTCCAGGTTGTCGTACAGCACAAAATCTTTGGCTTCCAACCCCAGTCCAAAGGCTTCGGCGCATTCCAGCACCCGCTCAGAGCGCTTGGTGACGGTCTTGAATGATTTGCTGACGGTAAACTTCACAGGCAGTGATCCTCGACGTATTGCGATAGCGCCGCAGCACCATCCAGCTCGGTTTCAGATTCCGCAACGACCACCAGTCGGCTTAAAATCAGGCGCTGTTCGTTGCTGACGTTCTTAAAGCCCAGAACCTCATTAATCGGGAACGTCTTGCCCTTTGCTGATTTCGCTTTTTTCTCTGTTTCTTCACGCTGTTGCTCCACTTCCTGCTGAATGTCCGCGGTGAGCGAGTCCAGGTTCATATCCCCGAGTTCTTCGGTGGCAAACGTCAGGTCGCGTTCGTCGAAGAACATCGACATATCGAAGTCACCGCTGAGGTGCAGCCCTTGCAGTTCTTCCGACATAAGCCCGGTGTCGTATTCCGAGCGTGCGGTTTCATTGTCGGCGAGGCGGTAAGCTCTTACTTGTTCGTCAGTAAGATCGGAGCGCACAACCACCGGTACTTTTTCCATATTCAGAGACAGCGCCGCAAGACGCCGGCCATGGCCGTTGATAATGGTGCCGTCGATTTCCACTTCGATCGGCGAGGCGTTCCAGCCAAATTCCCTGATTGAGTTGGCAATCTTTTTCACCTGCTCTTTGGGGTGCTTTTTGGCGTTTTTCTCATACGGCTGCAGGTCTTTTATCAGCCATGCTTCGACTTTCAGTTTGCTGGGCTCAGTCATGATCGCTCTCATCGGTTTCAAAGTTGTCGGTGTTGCGCCAGGACAGGTCATCCTCCGGGTTCATGTCGTCACCTTCGGCTTCCGCCTCTCGAATGATTTCCTCCATGAGTTCGATCAGCTCTGTTTTGCGAGTAGCCATACCAGCGCATCCCCGGAATTGGTGAGTGAGTCCGACTCGGTAAAGCCTTGCGCTTTGCAGGTGGACTGCACGGTTTCCTTGATCGTCTCCACATCATCAATCGCCACTTTGAAGCGCATGATTTCATGGGTCTTGGAAGGCTTGTCTTTGATACCCAGGTCGATTTCGTCGTTGTCGAATTCGTCGGTATCAAAGTCGTTGTCGAGGTTATCCAGCTCGTTTTCCAATTCGTGATCGAAGTAGCCGGAAATTTCGGACTCATCAATGGGCAGGATAGCCAGCAGGTCTTCAACGGTGCCGATGCCACCGGCAAGCAGCTCGCCCATCTTTTCGTGGTTGTCTTCACCGTAGCGCCCGTTATCAAGCAGTGTGATGCGCTTGGCCCGGGCCTCGTCGATGGTGCCCAGATTGGTTGCCGGCACCTTACCGATGCCCAATGCAATCGCTTCTTCAACGCGGTGTGCGCCACCAATAATCTCCAGCGTACCGTCTGATAAAGTGCGCACCAGTACCGGCTTGAAAAAGCCCTCTTGCTGAAGACTGTTGCGGATTTTCTCGCGATTGATAGGGTCCACTTCGTTCGGATTCCAGACGTTGGGCTGCAAATCGCGGGGATCGACTTCAACCTGTGGGTAAATCGTTGCTTGCGTCATAAATGCTGTACCATACATAGTGTTTAGTAAGTATGATCTACCAAAATTATGAAGACAAGGCAAATCATGTCCATACCAGTCATCAAAATCGTTCACAATCCGGTCACTGCGAAAGTTATTGAGCCGTCTCGCGACGTGCGCTTGCTGATCAGTGAGCTGTTATCGTACAAAGTGCCCGGCTCTGAGCACATGCCCACGATGAACTGGGATGGCGTTACCAGCCTGTACCAGATGAAGACCAACACCTTCCCCGCCGGCTTTGTGCGCTTTGTGCGCCGCAAGCTGACCCGGGCGGGCTACAAGGTGCGGGTTCATTGCAAGCCGGCTCCTGAGCCACTGGGACCGACTCATCCTAAAGTCGATGACTTCCCGGAAGACCCACGCTATGACTACCAGCCGGAAGTGGTCGAGCGCCTGCTGTCGCTGAAGGGCTTGATAGCGATGATCAGTACCGGCGGCGGCAAATCAAAGTGCTTTAAGCTCGCTGCCGAGCGCATTGGTCGCCCTACCCTGTTCGTCACCACCCGCAAATCACTCATGTATCAGATGGCTGAAGACTACGGGGAAACGATCGGCAAGCCCTTTGGCATCATGGGGGATGGCATCTGGGAGCCCAAACCCGATGGCGTGAACTTCGCGATTGTGGATACGCTGGTTGCTCGCCTGGAAAAACTCAGCTTTCGCACCGAAGTGGAAAAGGAGGTCGAGCGTTGGCAGGATAAAATCGACACCAAGGTGCAGGAATTAGCGAAATCCAAAGGCTTGCCCGCTGCCGAAAATATGATGCGCTCCATGCCACCGGAGTTGCGCAAGAAGCTTTCACAGATTCGCCAGCTTGTGGAAAGCAAAAATCCACTGGATGAAAAAGCGGTGGAGTCCCGGGTCAATGCGAAAATCAAGCATCATGAGGTCATGCGCAAGCAGGCGCTCGATCTGCTCAGCAAGATTGAATTTCTCACCCTTGAGGAAGCGCACGAAGTCGGCTCCGACAGCTTCTTTTTGATTTCGCAAGCGTGTGTGAGTGCGCACTACCGGTTGGCGCTCACCGCGACACCCTTCATGCGGGATGATCAGGGCGCCAACATGCGTTTGATGGCGGCAACCGGTCCCATCGGCATCAAGGTGAGCGAAAAGCTGCTCATTGATCGCGGTATTCTGGCTAAGCCCTATTTCAAGTTCATCAAAAGCAAGGCGCCTGCCGGTGTCGCTCGCGGCACCAAGTACCAGACCGCCTACAGCAAGTGTATCGTCGAAAACACCTGGCGCAATCACCAGATCGTCAGCGAAGTAGAGCACTTTAAACGGCATGATTTAACCTCGATGGTGCTGGTGCAGCAGACCAAACATGGCAAGAATCTCGAAAAGATGATGCGCAATGTCGGACTCAAGGCGCGCTTTATCTCCGGTGAATCCAATCAGGACAAACGCTCAGAGGCGCTGGAGCAGCTTAAAACCGGCGCACTGGACGTACTGATTGGCTCGACGATACTCGATGTAGGCGTGGACGTACCCAGTGTGGGTGCGGTGATACTGGCAGGCGGTGGCAAAGCGGAGGTCTCCACACGTCAGCGCATCGGTCGCGGCTTGCGCGCGAAAAAGAAAGGCCCGAATATCTGCTTCATCATTGATTTCGAGGATCAGGGTAATAATCATCTGGTGCGCCACTACAAAGAGCGGCGTCGAATCATCGAGGAAACACCGGGTTTCGTTGAGGGTATCGTCAAGCACTTCGACTTTGAAAAGCTGGGCTTTGGGGAAGCGGCATAATAGCAATCAAAACAGGAGAGTGAGGTGGCAAATTCTGAGCGCTTGAAGGCAGAAATCAGTTTTCGGGAAAAAACTATTGATATTCGCTCTGGCGATGATCGCGGCTATGTCAGGCTGGATTGCTACTAACTTTGACAAGGCGGAAACTTGGGCGCTGATACTGGGATTATTTGCCACGGTAATTCTCACGGCTTAACTCTGTATATCAGCATTGGAG